CAAATGCACTATACTGGAAGTTGAATAGAGTACCACTTCCTGTGAATCTCTTAACAGCAGATTCTGCACCTTGACCAGTAATCTCTGTTTGAACAAATGCAACCCATCTGGGTTTCGTTCTACCAAAACCATGAACCCAAACTTTAATATCACCACTACCATTATGAAGTAGACTAAAGTTAGTCTTGGAAGCACCACCAATATTAAGATCACCGAAGGCATATCTGGTTGTACCTTGCCAGATAAATTCGTAATCCTCTCTTACAGTTTCTGGAGCATCCTCACCATCAATAAGAATATTCTGGTAATCTAGATACTGACCATCAGTAGATGAGTATACAAGATCAATAATCTTATCATCTGCTAGACTCTGTATAGTTTCACTAGCATGATTAGCAATGACCCAAGAGTCAATTACTGGTGAAGCAACTGATCCATAGTCTCTGTACTCAAAGATAGCATGAGATAGTGGGTTATAATCGTATGTTCTGAATTCTTCTCCACCAGACCATGACCACAATGAACCTGAACCTGCCCAGTGATCTGTTTGTCTCTCGACTGCATGACCAGTAAATGGTAATGTTCCTTCAGAATTCCAATTAGGAGTAAAGATCTCATGAGCACTACCAGAAATCTTGATAAGTGGTGTAGTTTCTGGTGGTTTTGCACCAGTAGATTCTGCAGCACCATTAAGAGTATAAAGTTCTCCAGAACCAACATAATCATAAGTTCTATTCTCATCTGCTTTAGCAAAGTTGAATAGAGTACCATTACCTGTGAATCTCTTAACAGCAGATTCTGCACCATGACCACGAATCTCTGTTTGAACAAATGCAACCCATCTTGGTTTGGTTCTACCAAAACCATGAACCCAAACTTTAATATCACCACTACCAATATGAAGTAGACTAAAGTTAGTCTTCGCAATACCACCAATAGTGAGATCACCGAAGGCATATCTAGTTGTACCTTGCCAAATATACTCCCAATCCTCCCTTACAGTTTCTGGAGCATCTTGACCATCTATTAATATTGATTGGAAATCTAGATACTGACCTGTTGTTGTACTGTATACAAGATCAATAATCTTATCATTCGCTAGACTCTGTATAGTTTCATTGGCATGACTAGCAATGACCCATGAATCAATAACAGGACTGGATACAGAACCAAAATCTCTCTTCTCGAAGATAGCATGAGATAGTGGATTGTAATCATAAACTACATTCTCTTGACCACCAGAGAAGTTGAATAGAGTTCCAGAACCCGTCCAATGATCTGTCTGCCTTTCTGATAGGTGTCCACTGAATGGTATTGTACCAGAACCATTCCAGTTAGGAGTAAAGATCTCATGACCACTACCAGTGATTTCAAATAATAACTGTCTATCTTGTGTATTGAAGGAAACTGATTCAGAAGCACCACTAATTGTGGAGATATAACCTTTACCTTCATAATGAAATGTTCTTCTCTGTTCACCATTGGAGAGAGTGAATAGATGACCTCCACCATTAGCAAGTAGACTGAAGTTAGTCTTCGCAGCACCACTAATCTTCGTCTGAATATAGGAAATCCACCTAGGTTTAACTCTACCTATACCATTACCAAATCCAAATAGGGTACCAGAACCATTCCAGTTAGGAGTAAAGTTCTGTTTAGCAGTTCCTTGAACTCTCCAAAGACCCATTGCATATCTGGATCCACCTTGCCAGATATACTCCCAATCTTCTATTACGGTCTCTGGAGCATCCTGACCATCTATTAATAGTGATTGGAAATCTAGATACTGTCCAGATGTTGGAGAGTATACTAAATCAATAATTCTATCACCAGCAAGACTTTGTATAGTCTCGCTGGCATGATTTTGTATTACCCAAGAATCAATTACTGGTGAAGAAATTGATCCGAAATCTTTCTTTACAAATAGATCGTCTGAAACACCATCATAATTGTATGTGCGTCTTTCATCTAGACTTGATACTGATGGTAATCTACCAGTACCAACATATGAAGGTGTAAATCTTACATCTAATGTACCATCAACTGATACAATACCTGAACCATCTAAATTAGATGTGAATCTAATATCACTGTTGCCATTAACAGAGAATAATAGTTGTTTTTCTTCTGGATTGAATGTAGCTACTTCAACCGCCCCAGAGAATTTCTTGAGGGATCCAGTTCCTAATTCATGTACAAGAGTACTTTGTGTAGTAAAACTACGGAATGGGAGAATCCCATCCGTAGCGATACTAGGTACATAGAAGGTCGTTGAGAGACCACTTAATCGTAAAGTACCCGAAGCTTGGTAAGGAGCAATTAGACGTGTTATAGCACGACCACGCTCCCATATCTGACCAGTACCAACCCATACCTTGTGTACACTCCAAGTTGGTAGACTGACTAGTTTAAGTGTTCCGAATGAGAATACATCTGAAGATGTAGTGATGAGTCCCCAATCGTCTGTAGATACTGCTTGTATTTCGTTTATAGAACCAAGATCTATATAATTTCCTGTGCCACTATATACAAGATCAACAATTCTGTCGTCAGCAAGACTTTGTATAGTCTCATTGGCATGATTAGCAATGACCCATGAATCAATAGGTAGTTCTGCTACAGATCCATAATCAAGATAATAGAATGGATCACCAGTAGATGGACTGTAGCTATAGGAAAGAATCCCGAATAGATCCTCTGATCTAAACGGGAGTATTCTACCAGTACCAGCGTATGAAAACGCCATAAACTACAATCTTTGTGATAAAGAAAAAAAAGGGGAACTGCTGTTGCAATTCCCCCATAATGTAAATATCAATTTGAACAGATCAGTCGAGGCTGACGTTCAATGTTACCTTAATTTGGTCACCTGCGTTTTGAATAGCGTAAGGACCATTTGTGAATCTTTCAGCAAAGAATATCGCACTATAGAGTGTTACTGATCCAGTTCCATCTAGAGCTGGGGTTGTAGTGAATGTATTTGCATCAGGTGTTTCAAATACAGTGTAAGTAGTAGCAGTTGTAGTATTGTTACCTGTTCCCTGTGCAATATAGATTGTATCTCCTACATTCAATGCATGAGCAGTTGCAGTACACTTACTAAAGTCGAACTGAACTTCACCGTTATTAGCGTTATCAGAAATTGTTTCTATAATAGCATTGTTTATATGAACTACTACTGTACCATCAGTATCAGAAGTTTCATAGTCAATACCTGTAATGATAGTATTAGCATCGATACCATTAGGAGTAGCAGTCTGTGAAACTGTCATTCCTAGAGTTAGATTTTCAGCAACGTTTGCTTGGAAATCAAGATCATTAGCTACAGCACCAGAAAGTGCAGTATCTAGATAAACTGTTGTACCTGCAATACCAGCAACACGAGTACCAGCAGCAACACCTGTACCTGTTACACGTTGCTTAACAGCAATACCAGTAGTAGCAGTTGCAGTAACTTCAAATGTACCAGCAGTACCAGTACAAGCAGTTGTTGCTTTTACAGCAGCTAGTGTAAGATATGTGTCTCCAATGTTACCTTTAACACTTGTCTTTTCGATTTGTGTTCCTGCAGCAGCAGTACCAGCATCTGCTACACCATGAATGGTTGTAGGTAGATTGTTAGCACGTACCAGCATGTAACCATAAACGTCACCAGCAGGTCCCTCAAATTCAAATGTTTCTTCTGGGTATGAAGCAGTTGTTCTGCCCTTACCGAAGTCTAGATTCTGTGTAGCAAATGTACCTTGGTTCTTAACACTTAACAGAAGATCGTTTCCATCGATGTCTACGACATATGCACCAGTTCCAACAGATCCACCAGTTACATAGTCTCCTTTTTTAATTTCAGCATTAGATGCTACGGTAATACCATACTCGCCAGCAGTACCACTACCTTGTACTTGTACAGCAGCAGTCGAAAGTGTTTGAATTGTCCAACGGTTACCATTCAACAGTTTACCATACTGTTGTGAGTAATCTTGATCATGCCTTGTATTAATAATTGGACTATAACCTGTTGCAGGTGCAGTACCATACCCTAGGGTATTATTAGTTGTATAAGGCTCGTAATACGCTGTCTGTGATGGTGTATCAGCTTCTGCAGGATACGTATTGGTAGTGAAAAGTTTTAAGATAAGATTTCTGGGAATTGCTTGGTTTTGGTTAAGCAAATTACGCAAGGAATCAATTTCACCATTATCGGTTACTAGCAGTGCCATGTTGGAAACTCTCCGTAGTTTATCGTCTGTTGGTTATTTTTATTTATATCCGATAGTATTTATAGTTTAAGTTTCAATGAGATAACAAATCTACTGATATTAATAGAGTAGAGTACCTCAAATTGAAATATGTCACCTGAATATACTTCGGTAGACCAAGTAGAAAGGGTATCATTTTTTGCCTTTCTTTCTTGTGAATTATTTAATACACCTAACTGTGGCAATTCTGTACCACATATAGATGTGAAATTTGGGAAGGTATCGTAACTACATTTTTGAATATCTAGTTGTAGATTACCCTCATCTTCAGTAATAATTGTCCAAGATTCTATAATACCAGTAACATCTATTGTCATGTTACCTTTGATTCCTGGATTGAGTGGATCAGATCCACTATCAATAACATAATTAAGAGTCCTTGTTAAATCAGCAGTCGTTGCATATGCAAGACCAAAGAATGGACTTGATAATGTAGGTGGAGTACTGAAAACAATTTTATCGTCTGATATAGTATAATCAGTACCTGGTTCAAGCATTTCACCATTAACAGATATCATCAACTGTTCATCATTAAGAGGATAATATGGATCTCCATCAATAGTTAAAGAGAATGTATCTTCGGTACCATTAAATTGACCAGATATATTATCTAATTTCTTATTGGTAAACTGTGTTGATTTAGAAGGTATCTCATAATTAACATCAAGTGTGTATTGTGGCGATGGACGCTGTGCTACACGATGAGTATTATTTCCAAGTCTGACATTATATGCCATCAGGATACCCCATAATTTATTTCAGCAAGACCTTCTATAACCCTTGTTTTATAATCATTAGGAGAAGTTAATAGTATATCATATACATATCTTCTTCTACTTAAAGCAGATGTTTCAGCAGGGGTTAATGCAATTTGAACATGTCCAAGAGTCCTATCAAGAAATGATAATGTAAATGGAATTCGATCAGTTTCTTTAGCAGAGAAACTTTTCTTCAAAGCAGCCTTACCAGTATACCCTGCCATGTTAAGCGGAGTACCATCTTGGTTTGTAATGTAAAAAGAAGTGTCGAAGTTTGCTCCTTGATCAATTAGTATGTTAACTGGGACTGCTGCCATCGTTTACATCTGCTGTTTGTTTTTCAAGTAAATCTAGAGTTTCTAAACCACCTTCGAGTTTTAATTTATACTCTTTAAGTTTATCAATCTCTTCCTCACCTTTCTTAATTCTAAAAGCATAATCTTTCAATTGTGCTTCGAATTCTGATCGCATTTTTGATGTATCCATAGCAAAAATATATTATTACTTATATTTATCTAGGAATTCAAGTATCTATATTATAGTAATCGTACCATGCATTGACCCATGAATCTCACAGTTATAATGATAAGTGTTCTTCGGAACACCAGCAGTGTTCCATATAAGTGGTCCTACCTGTGTTCCATTATTTTTAATACCCTCTGGTTGATTGGAAAGACTAGGTTGACCAGTGGTTTGTGTCATAGTAATCCACATAGGATGACCATCAAATCCTGATCCTTTAAACTGTAATATATCACCTTGATTAATCACTATTGCTGGATCGGGAGCATCATTAAAAGTACTCTGTCTATCACTACCAGTCATTATATAATCACCTGGTGCAGAAACAATTGTTATAGTATATACTGGAGTTGGTAAAGATCTATAAAAATTATTAGTTCTAGGATACATTTGAGCATTATAGAACATATATGATGGTCTCCTCTCACCTTTCAATGTTTCTTTATACCACCCATCAATAAGACCACTTACATTTCTTGGATTAATTGCTCTTATTTCTCTAGTTGTAGAAGTAGATCCACCATGTAATGGATTTGCTCCACCAGCAGCAGACATATCATCAAACAAACCACCATTAATATCAAATGTCATTTCATTTTCATAAGAATTATGCTGTATAAATCCCTTTACATCACTATTAGTAAATCTTTCTTTACCTGTTGCTAACAATGCTGCGATACCACAAACTTGTGGTGATGCCATGCTAGTTCCACTAATAGGATATCTCCAATTAGTACCACCATATTTGTTGTCAACCATACCATCACCATTCCTTCCTGATGCAGCATAGATGCCACTTGGATCTGGCCAAGCACTTTGAATCCAATGTCCAGGTGCCCAAACATCAATCACTGGTCCAAAATTAGAAAAGTCTGACTTTCTAAAATCAGATTCATTTGAAATAGAACCTACAGTAATACAACCATGTGCATTAGATGGAGAAGATCCTCTATGATGATTAAATGAGTATGTACCTCCACTAGGAAGATTAAAAGTTATCTTATTATTCCAATCAACAAATTCTGGTGTTAATGAATTTGCCTTTATACCATACTTATCATTGTTACCAGCAGCAGCAATAACAACTACACCCTCATCAATGGCATCGTTCATGTCATATCTTGTCGCAGTGCTATCCCTATTATATCTGTAATCATTTGCACCTATACCAAAGTCTGCAGATATTCCTGCCATTGTCCATCCACTAGGACCAGGATTAGCAGCATTGTATGTTATACCACGAACTATAATTTCATTTATATCAGTTGGAACTAATGCTCTTTCGAAAAATGAATATATTTTCCAACTAGATCCCCAACTATGATTTGTTACTGTAGGATTTTTTTTACCTGTTAAAGGATTAATTGGTTTGTATCTATGGAATGCTCTCAAATAATCAAATACTAATGTAGATGTAACAGGAGTTCCAAAACCACTACCAAGATTTATATGTAAACTATAAATGTTTGCTTCTCTTGCCCAACCATAGTATTGTCCAGCAACAGTACCTGCTACATGACAACCGTGATATGTTGAATTACCACTATTGGGATGATATACATATGATCCTGAAGGAAGTGCATTACCATCATCATCTATACTACCAACATATTGATTTAACTCGGTATACCAATCATATTGTACAAATCTACTTTGTCCAGTAGTAGGACTATCCCATTCAGCACAATCATATGAAACTGGTTGATCAACAATAACTACATCAACATGTTTTCCATCAGCAAAAACTTCAAGATCGTCATTAAAGTTTGCAGTTTTTCCTACATCACCTCCCCATAATCCCTTTCTTCTTTGAGCAGTGCTTCCAGCAGAATGTAAATGTCCCCACTGTCTGTCATTATCACCATGTAGATAGGTTGCTCCTCCCTTTTCAAAATCTCCATTAAATCCATATGGAGTATTATTAACTTCAGAGTAGTAATTATTAAAAGGTTCAATAACTCCTATTGGATCATCATCTATATTAATTTCAACAGCAGCAACCCTAGAATCACTTCGTATATCTTCTGCTTGTGTACTATTCATATAGTACTCTGTACTTCTACTAATAGGACGTTTTCGATGAAGATGATATCCATCTGATGCCATGTCCGAATAGAAACCTTCTAAATCAGATTTATTTTCAAGTGTAACAACATATAATTTATTATCTGAATGATCGTATAGTCCCATATCATGCCTCTATTTGAACATATGTTAATGTTACTGTAACGTCTGCTGTATTACCACTCTTATTAACTACCTTTGCATATATGTTAGTAGTTGGTGCTCCAGGATCATTATTCCATCCAATAGTACCTGGAGTAATAATTTGTGTAGCACCATCATCTGTAATAATTTCTGCAATTACACCTGAACCTGGAAGTGGATCTGTTGTTTCAAGTCTAGAAACATCATTAGTTCTACTTGTAGTATCAGTATAAAGAGTTACCCATGAAGCGTGTGTTGTTTGAATTTTTAATAAACTAAATGCTTTTGCTGCAGTAATTGTTATATCTGCTGCTGCAGCATCAGCTAAACCTGAAGCAGTGGCAGCACCAGTTGTTCTGGAAGATAATCCAGTAGAAGCACCACCAGTAGCATCAGTACCAGGAACCCAATTAGAACCATCCCATTTCAATATTTCTCCAACAGCAGGTGCTGTAGTTGTGTCAACATCTCCTAGGTCATTAATACCTGATGGAATAGATGGTTTATTAGTTAGATCACTCCAGTCACCAGAAAAAGTAGAGAAGGAAGAAAGATCTGGGGGAGTATATGTGAATAGACCTGAAACATTATTATATGAAAAAGAACCACCACCAGAAGCAGAATTACTAGAAGCAGAAAGATCTGTTAGAGAGATACCCCCTCCTCCACCACCGCCACCACCAGATAAATCTGGTGCTGCAATCCATCTAGAACTAGTACCATCCCATTTTAAAACATGACCATCAGTTACAACACCAGTAACATTAACATCTGTTATATCATTAAGAGCAATAGCACCAACACTAGTTACGTATCCAGCTTGACTATGGTCACCCCAACTATATGCTGTATTCCAATTGGCAGGAGTATAATTTGTAGGAGTAATTTGTGCTGATGTTGCACCAGATCTTAAATTTATTTCTTCTAGTTCACCTAATTCAGTTACAAGTAAATTATTTACAAAAGTTTTATTTACTCTACTATCAATTTCACCAATTGCTCTAGCACTTGTATAGAATAAACCATTTACACCCTCTGTAAGATTGGTTGTTGTAAATTCTGTAAAATCTATTGAAAGAGTATAAGTATTATTAGTATCATCATAAACTGAAGCAATACCATTTCCAGCACTTACTAATGAATTTATTCTATCATCAACTTTTTCATTAAAATTAACATCAATATCATTTACATCACCAGCAAGATTGTTTATTACTTGTCTCTGTTGATCTAAAGTATATGTTATTGGTACGTTTCTTAACGTCATAGTACTAGCATTCCTTGATAATAGTATTTATTATTACGTGTTAGATGGAGTCCACTGTTTACCCCTTGGAAACAATTGTCCAGAACCTGGTCTTTGTGGATTGGTATGTCTATCTGAATCAGTTATTGTGTGATCAAATAATGATGATACAGTTTTTGGAACATATGGAACTTTTTCATCACCCCAAGATTCAAATCCGTCAGGAACATTAGTGAAATTACCTAATTGAGATCCCTTAAGATGCTTTGTTTTATTATTTCTATCAACAGGAGATTGTATTGTGTGAAATGAAGTAGCACCATTTGGAAAATTCATTAGGTTGTCCTCGCACAGAATGCTATACCTTTACAAGAATTCTGCGAAATTCCATCAAATGTTTTTTGATTTACAGTATATGAAACTTCAATAATCTTATATATTTCAGAAGCAGAAACTTCAATGTTATCTCCAGTATGGAATGTAGTAGCACCTGGAGTTACATTAAATGGTATTACAACATAATCATCAGGAAGATAATAAGGAACTGGTGCCCAAGTATTCTGTATAGGTAATCCTTTTATTGGTTTATAATAATCAGCAGCTGCATCTATTGCTGTCTGTGATGGTATATCTGATTTATTTCCAGGATAGTAATCAGGCGAATTCTGATAATCATAGCTTCCACCAGTTGATGTTCCTATCTGCCCACCACGATATTCAACATCAACTTCTGCTTTATCTCCCTTATAATCTTTAGTATCTACACGTTTATCAAAAGCACTATCTCTAAAATATGGTTTTATTGTGTCAGTTTCAATATTGTTGGTGTACATATTAGTACTGTAATATGTGCTATGAGACATACTAGAAGTTGAATCGTTTTCAGCATCTCTAAAGTATCCGTATTCTGCACATCTTCTTAATGCTTTATCCTCACCTAATTGTTCTTCAGTCCCTCTATAATTCTTTGCCATATGTGTCTCAAAAATGATAATTTCTTCAACACCACCATAATTACCAGGTCTAAAGTTCGTAAAACCACCTTGCCAAACATGATCTAAATCCCATATCCCATTACCAATAACAGTTCCTTTATGGAAATATAATGACAATTGTGATTCATCATTACCTGCAACATTTTGAACAAACTGAAGAATATAGAAGTTTGGATCTTGAGGATCATTGGTGTTTGATTTCCAAACTTGTACCTTCAATGGATAAGAATTGGCATTAGATCCAACTCCATACTGGAATTCAGCATAATGACTATCATTATAAGTAAAAGAACGTTGATTTTCTGCAATATCAAATCCTGATTGACCCTTCCATGAACCTTCATAAGTATCGGAAGTAGATGTTGGATTCCAGTTTAAATAGTTCCAACCAACTCCTGCCCCTATTTGTAGTTCATATTCGTTAGCAGGATTTAATTTGATACCATAAAAAGTAGTACCATAAGTTTTATTAGCATCATTTGTTATTTCTACAATTGCTGAATTAACTTGATTATACCTTGCCCAAAAATTAGTACCACCACTACCAATATCCATCACCTGAACACTAGGTACAGCATTTTTATCAGCTATTTGTTGAGTAGTAGCTGAATTTACACCAAATACAATATCATGTGTTGGTGTACTACCACCTGTTTTATCTCCTGGTATAGTAAACACTTCATCAGCAGACCAACCTTTTGCATCTGGTGTTTCAACCCTTATTCCAGAGATCTTTCCATATTCACTAGAATTTTGTTCGTAAGTACGTCTATAAACTCTAAATGTACATGCCTCTCTACCTCCACTAGCAGGTACTTCATAATCCCAATAAGGTTGATTATATGTAGTAGTATATGTACGTGTATTTGGTTTTACTTCTATATCAAGTTGCATTGCAGGATGATTTTTACATTGCAATACATAAGTTCCTTGAGTCCAATTTCTCATATGCCAATGAATTAATCCACTACTAACATCTAATTCCACATCACCTGCTGGCATGGTTCTATAACTTAAATTAGTATAATGAGTAAATGTAGCATTATCTGTTTCTTTTAATTGTCTAACATCACTATATGTACCACCTGGGAAAGTTAAACTAGTATCATCAGTATCAACAAAAACAATAGGATGTCCTGCAGTATTGGTTAAATGGAATGTAATATAATCTTCTTGATTAGCTGATATTTTAGTTACTGCAGGAAATTCAAATTCTAGATCATATACATTGATATCATCATTATGATCTGCAGTATTTCCAGACCACTGACTAGCAAAAGTTATTGCATTACCTGCAAGAGCATCAGCATTTGATGCTGCTAATTTAAATACATCTGGATATTGAGTCTGTACTGTTATATCAGTATAATCATCAGGTATAATCAGATAATAAGGATTACCAACCACTAATTCTGGTGGTAAAGTACCACCACCACTAGGATTTCTTACAATAACTTCCTGCCCTGTTACATAACCATATCCAGCACAAATATGTTTCAAACCACTAACTTGATCTAAATCTACACCATTAGTTGTATTGGTAGTATAATCTTGCCATTCACTTCCCATCCTATTGGAATAAATTTCACCATTAGTGTAGATAACGTTAGGTTGCCAAATAGGATTCGCAACAAAAGCACCACCATTTACACTTAATCTTATATGATGAAATGCTTGATATGGCATTTTGACTTGACCACCACCAGTATTTTTCCAATTAATATCATTCCATCCACCATAATTATATGGTTCTCCAGAACCAGGAGCAAGACAATTAACTATTACACCACCTTTCCTCTCACTAGAACCATGAACACCAGCATCTGCTAGTACTTGTTCTATAGCACTTAAAACATCGGTTCTAGACCATCCTGTGGTTCCTTCGGTGCCACCAACGTGACGAACAAAAGGTGTGTTATTTTGTATTGCCATTTAATTATCGCCTATTTCTACGAGTGTTAGTTTTACTTGGATGTTCTGGGCAGAACTTGTTCTGTTAGTAACAGAAGCATAAATTGTATTTGTCCTAGGAGTATCATTGTTAAATCCTAGTACTGAAGGTGTGAGTACTACAACCTGTCCAGTAGTTGTAGTTCTAACTTCAGCAAGTAATCCTGATCCTGGACTAGGATCATTACCTTCACTTCTATTAATATCATTATCTCTAGAGGCATCATCACAATATAACCTTACCCAGGCATCATGTGATACTTCTATTTTAAATAATGCATAAGCATTATGTCCTGTTATATTTAGTTCTCGTGCCTCTCCTGCTGGGACTGCTATTGCAGTACCAGGGATCTCTTGAATAGAAGGAACCCCAGTACCACTACTACCTTGGGCACTTTCATTATGCCATCCCAGTGCAGCAGTATAAGTTAAAACTTGATCATCTTGAAGATTAGAAACAGTTACGTTCGCAAGATCTTGAATATTGCTTACAAGACCAGTTGGTGAAACACCTTGTGCTTTCCAGGATACTGTATCCCATTGCCAAGTAATACCTGAAGTAGCATCAGTAAATTGATCACCATTATTTAATTGATTCGATGCATTAGTAGGGAAATTTATTGCCATTATCTTCGGTATTTTATTAGATATTTATGGATTGACATTAACTTATACCTCCATCGTAATTATCATATGGATGATTACCTACTCCTGATTCCACTGTTGGATCTTCTGCCAAATTAGTATAAACATGAGGAGCTTGAGCAGCATTATATCCATAGATAGCATTATTTAAATCTTCAGTATTTGTAGAAGGGAATGAACGACCAGAACCCCAGATAATTCTTACAGCACCAGTACATCCTTTCCAAGCAGCACCTCCACCAGTAGGAGCTCCTGACCCTTGTCCTCCTGCAGGTCCCCATACTCCAGCGTCAGCACCAGCACCACCACCATAATATCCACCAGCAACAGCCCCATTATAAATCTGCTCATTCTGACTATAAGGAGGATGTCTTCCATCTCCACTTAACCAACCTCCATTTGCAGGATCTCTACGAATTACACCAGCTTTCGCCCACAACCAATGTATTGAACCGCCTTTACCAACAACTGATGGTGCTTGATCATCATCACCTCCACCAACACCATTATTACCTTCTCCCCATATTCCTGTTCCACCACCACCACCAGCAACAGCACCATACCTACCATCTGGGGGATTTATTTGTGCGTCACCAACTGAATCAGATCCACCGCCACCAGCTCCACCACCAGTTCCATCTTGACCAGATCCACTGTTAGCACCATCACCACCACTTCCTGAATACCCACCAGCTCCACCACCACCTGTTCCATTATTTCCAGTACGAGTACCTCCACCGTTTCCACCGTTTCCACCACCGTCTCCTACATAATCTCCACCTTGAGCAATACCATTACCTATTCCTCTTCTACCACCCTGACCTCCACCACCTTTAACAGTAGTTGCGTCTATAAAATATGAATCTCCACCATTAGTACCAACATCTGGACCTGATTGAATCTCTGTGTTTGTGGATGGGAATGCTCTACCTAAACCCCATAGAATTCTTACTGCCCCATTAGATCCAGCAATACCATTACCACCACCTCCACCAGAACCAGGCCCTAAACTAGGGAATGCTGCAAAAGTTTGTGGATCTCCACCAGATCCACCTTTTCCACAGTGTCCATAAGATCCAGAACCACCACTATCATATGTACTAGCACCAGCACCATTAGTACCTTCTCCTTCTAGTCCTACACCACCACCAGCACCACCTTCCCAAGATGCACCAGCACCTCCACCACCAGCACCACCATTACCTTGATTACCAGAACTTGCTCCAAAACTTATTCCTGTTCCACCCATTCCACCATTACCTGAATATCCACCAGCTCCACCGCCACCACCAGCATAAGATCCATTCTTTGATCCACCTTGACCACCATTTCCACCACCATCTCCTGTCCAATCACCACCAGTTCCACCATTATTAGTTGTACTCGGACTTCCACCACCACCTCTAACAGTGTTGTAGTCTAGAAAATATGAATCTCCACCACCTGAATTTTTATTACCAACAACTACAGTATAAGATTGTCCTGGTGTTACAGAAATATTATTTTTCCATCCAAGACCACCACCACCATCTCCATGTTTATCAGCACCACCATCACCACCAGCACCTACACAAACAGCAGATACTGATGTAACGTCAGCAGGACAAGTCCAACTATAAGATCCTGGCGTTGTCCATTCTTGCTCACCTGCATCGATTGGAACATCATTACCACCAACAACAACAGTATATGATTGACCTGGTGTTACTGAAATATTATTCTTATATCCTAAACCTCCTCCACCACCACCATCACCTGCAGGATTACCAGATGATCCTGTCCAAGTTTGGTTGGGTGTTGAAGAACCACCACCTCCTCCAATACAAACTACAGAAACTGATGTAACATCAGCAGGACATGTCCAACTATATGTTCCTGCTACTGTATATTCTTTTTGACCCACTGCAAAGTTATCATCAAAACCAGTATAAAAAGTATCAACTGTGGGTCCATTACAAGCTAACAATTTAGTATCAGGTATTTGCTTAACTGGTTCTATATGACTTGAATTCCAAGTATCTGCACCATATACAGCTCTTCCTGTAACAACACGAACATTAGATATCTGTCCAGCCATAGCAGTACTTTCTCCTGATCCTTGACCATGACCACCAATAGCTATCCTCTTCGTACTCGTATCATTAAGATCAGGCATACTAGCAAATTGGAATAAATCTGAATTACTTCCAGAATATTGATGGGTACGATTCCCACTCATAAAAAGATATAAACCAGTACCTATTCTTTCAAAAACAACATGTCTCCAAGAGTCACTCCCATTCTCACTATCATGTGATAGTAAATGATCTCCACCCAAATACCATCTTATTTCAGCATCTTCACCATTACCTCCATAAGCATCTTTATTAGCCTGATTCTGATGATACCATCCGACTGAATTAGTTCCAGTAGGAGCAATCTTCCATGTAACTTTATTATTCTCATCCAAACCTTCGATAAAAGGAGAGTTGATACCTGCACTACCTAGACCCCAATAAGTTTGACCTGGTGCACCTACTCCAGGTCTCCACCAAAACTCAATTGTCCAATTATAATTTCCTAAATGAAAATAATTTGGTGTTGGTGGTGTAACTATCAAATATTGAAAATTATATGCTCCTTTAAATTGAACACTAGATCTTCCATCAATATTAGGAGTTCCATCACCAATTGGAGTATCCCAACTTATACGAACTCCACCATCTCCACCAGCCCCACCAGATCCAGTTTGTCCACCACCAGTCAGACCCTTTCCACCAGCACCTCCATATAATCCACCAACTCCACCAGTAGATCCATTAGAAGTTCCACTTGGAGGTCCACCAACACTTCCAGTTTCTCCGAATACTAATGGTACTCCAACTGAACCTGTGCTGCCATTATTTCCACCAGTTTGTCCTTTATATGAATAATCTCCACCTTGTACCCATTGTGTTGCTGGATGGCCATTACCACCTACAGCTCCACTCCTGTGTCCATCTCCACCTGATTTAATTACACCATTACCTTCGGTGAACATACCTTCTCCACCAGTTTGTCCATAATAACCACCACCATAAGCTTTTACAATATATTGCCCATTAGATTGTCTTTGAACGTATGATGTATTTCCATCACAATCATTATAATCAACACTACCCCATACATGTCCAGGACCACCAGGTCCCACACAAACTACTAAAGTTTCTCCAGGAGTAACAGAAACACCATCAGTCCAAACTAAACCACCACCACATGCACCATTAGAACTACTTCCACCTGTTGATCCTCCACCGCCACCACCAACAGCCATTATGTTAATATTAGTTACACCAGCAGGAACAACAAAGTTAGTCGTTGCTCCAACAGTAGATGCCTCAAAAGTTATATGAGTTTGTTGAACTCCATGAACAAGTAACTGCTGTACAATAGCCATTAGGTAATACCACCACCCATTACTACATATTCATTTGTACCAACACAGACAAGAGTAGCAATTCCTTTCTGTGCTAATGTTCTATTTTGAGAAGTACTATCTCCAACAAGGTACATATCTACACTTGATCTTTCTATACTAATGTCACTAGCAGTAGAATTGTATATCGTTACTATATCTCCCTCGGATAATTGATTAGCAGAACTAACAGTTATAGTACCACTAGCTTTAACCATCTTACCAGTATCTGAAGCTTGAATTGTGTATGCTGCTGCTTGTGTATTGACAGGTAAAGATCTAACATTATCCCAAGCATAATCAGTTCCATTCCAACTTAAAACTTCATTTGCATTTGCTGATGATTTATTAATATGTGTATCTACATCATTGGTATCAAATGTACTACCAGTTGCAATAGAAATAACTCCATCAGCAGCAATTTGGATGCCAGTACCACCACTTTTAACACCACCTAATACTGTTGTTGTTGCAACTGGTACAGGGGAATCAGTAAACTCTAAAGCATTTTCACCAGCATTCACCTTGGTAAACTTACCAGCTTGTCCACTAAAAGAATTTGGAGTATCATTAAGTTCTAACCAATCACCTTTACCTTCTGGTGTATCTTTAAGGAATACTTTTATAGTTCCATATCTATAAGTTGTTGGATTATTAATGAAGTTCTGATCACAATCCTGATAATAGTATTGTGCTCCTCCCTGATATAAACCTAATCCATCCGTTTCCTTACTTACCCATGTAACAGTACCACTCTCTGTAGGTTGACCAGTAGGAGCATTTGCAGAGCTAGTATCACCAATCTCTATAAATTCACCACCTGGATTTGTTGCAGCAGTGGCCGCTACAAGACGAAACTCTTGACCAGCAGAACTAACATTGAATATTACAGTGTCTTCTTCATTAATATGAATAGTTGGATTCGTTCCACTAACAATACCACGTCTATCATTTCCAGTTACAGTATAATCCCCTACCACTCCAGTTTGACCAGATTGAGGATCTGTAACTGAAACTTGACCATTTCCAGTTACAGTAAAAGTAAAGGTTTTTGGTCCAGGTATTGTACCTGAAAAATTTATAACTCCATCATTAGCAACTGTTATATCAGTACCACCACCTTTAATACCACCTAATACTGTTGGTGATGCTATGGGTAAACTATAAAAATTTGATTGCCCAACAGCAACCCACGTACCATCAGTAAAGGTATATGTAATACCATTTATTGTATGCTGTTCATCTGGTGAAGGACTATTTGGAAAGGTTATTGCTGACATGTTATTACCCTATTTTTTTGAACGTCATTACAGTTCCACCTTTGGAACCACCATACATGGTACCATTGGCTCCAGAGTTAACTTTAAATCTACATCTTTCTTGTGTAAAATCACTTACATTAATAATAGTTTTTATACTTAAGGCTTTTGCTTCTGGAGATCCACCATTTCCAGAACTTTGACAATACTCAATTCCCTTTCTTACATAATCCCAACTACCTCCTCCATTAGTACTATGTTCTATGAAAGATTCCCAACCTCCTGACTCTTGTCCCTGATGGTACGCACCAGCACCAGATGCTTGGAACCTAGAAGCAAATTCTATTTCCCACATACCATCACTTGGGAATGTAAATACACCAGCAGTCTCTGTCATACCTGCACCTTTCACTGCAAATGGAGCAGGAGATCTAGCAACTGTAGTTTGTGTATTTGTTGTAACATCACCTAAAATATTATTATAAATCTTTCTATTTGCAGCATCATTTTGACCAGGACCAGCATTTGGATATTGTACTATTCCATAACCATCAGCACTATCATCACTGTTTATATCTCCAGCAAACCACTGATCTATTTCAGCAACTCCTAAACCACCACCAATAGCTTCCTGTTGATCTTCCCAGTCATTATCAGTATATGCAGGGTTTGTATTACCATCAGGAAGAAACTTTGCTGGATATAAATCTTCAATTTGTGTTAATTCAGGATTTAATGATTTAATAAACTGCATCATATTATCTACAGATAGATCTTCTGCTTGAGACTTTGTTGGATATCCAACTGGTTTCAAATTGTTATTATAAAAATCTAATACTTGAGTAACATTAGCACCAAGATCTGTTAATGCTTTAGGAAGTGCAGTTTTCTTTCTCTTCCTAAATTTCATCTTACCTGCATCAATAGAGACTTTATGCTCATCACCAACCCATAATGAATTATCTGATAGGAATAAGTGTCTTATCTTATATTCTGCATTACCTAAATCGTATGCTGCATTTGTTGTAGGAATAATATGTCCTGTCAACTTTAAGTGACCATCAGCTTCTAATCTAGTACTTGCACCATCATCTAGATATGTCTGTGCCAGATGAGGTGAAGCATCTACCCACTGTGTGCTACCCCCATCATCATAATTAATCTTTAAGCTTCCTTCATCAGTTTTCCACCACAAATCACCTGCAGAAGGTGTTGTTGGAGCATTAAGACTAATACTTACATTAGCACCTCCACCACCTCCAGCACCAGATTGATCTGCCCATTTCCAATTAGTAGCTTCGTTTGAATCATATACTAAAACTTTATCAGGACCAACAGTACCACCAGCATTGATGTGTTTCTCTTCTATTACATCATCATCAACACTCCAAACAGTACCTCCAATTGATATAGTTATATCTCCTTTATCTCCATCAGTTATTCCACCACCACTTGAAGCTGCTAAAGGTGGACTAGCATCTACCCAATAAGAATCAGGAGTCTCATCTGTATAATAAATCTTAAGTCTACCTTCTATCGAAGACCACCACATATCACCAGCAGTAGGACTACCTGGTGGAGTGGCAGCAATAGATACAGATGAATTACCACCACCAGATTGTCCATTAGCAATAGAAGTGATTATTCCTTTATCATTAACCGTAATATTTGTATTTGTATAAGAACCAGCAGTAATACCAGCAACATTAGGTAAAGAGAATGTTGCTTTTTTATTAACACCATCCCAATCAATATTAAAATCACTAGTACCAATTAATTCTACAAATGATACAGGATTACCATCATCCACAGATGGGTTTGCTTTTAATATAACATGATTAGATGTACTTGTAGAACCTTCTAAAGAATAATTGGAGAAATATCCCCAATCTGTTCCATTAAAGAATTCCCAAATATTACTTCCTTCATTAAATCTTACTATAGCATCTGCTAATGCAGAACGTTCAGCAATGATTGATGCATTTAATGATGGTTGTATTGGTGAATATATATCCATATTCCCAGCACCAGAACCACCAAGATTTTCACTTAAAGTAATGTCAGTACCATTAACATCTATTGATAATATAGTTGCAGATGCTGTAACACTCAAGTTACCACTATTAGTAGTGATTAAAGATACTGATGCTCCTTCAACAAGTCCAGTAGTATCAGCCATTGTAAGTATACTACTACCTCCTGTACCAGATACATTATTATACCTACCAATATCAGCATTTAATGTAAGACTACTAGTACCAACTGCAGCATTTTGTGATATATTACTTTGAGAACCACTATATGATAAATTTCCTGTAATAGTAACATCTTGGAAAGTAACTCCTGTAATTGTTGTTGCACCTCTAGCAGTTACAGAACCTAAAGTATCTGATTCTGATTTTAAATATCCTTCAGTACCATGGTCACCCCAATCATGTGCATCTTCCCAATCACTAACCATTTGTGCAGTAATGTTTTTGATATAGTTTGGAATAGTAGTATCAGTTGACCAATCAAATTCATCTATATCAACATCTATAGCTCTCCAATTACCACTTACAATATTATAAGCAAGAACTTGATCTTCAGTAGGTGTAGTTGGAATATTAACATTATTAAGATGATTTAAACCAAGAGGAGATCCACTTTTCTTAAAGTTGCCTGTAACATCTACATCACCTGTAACATTTAAATCAGTACCATCAAAAGTTAATTTAGCACTATCTTCTAATGCACCAACAGTACCGACAATAGGTACTCTACCTGCAGTTAAATCACTAACTGTAACAGATGCAAATACACATTCAGCACCTGTAATATTAGCACCAGTATTACCAATAACTGTTCCTTGACTTGTAAATGTAGTTGAATCTATACCACCATCTATAACAAGTTTATTAGTAGTACTATTCCAAGTTAATTTGTCTGTATCTACTAATGCTCCATTTGTCCCGACGATTACAACTCTTCCTTCTGTTAAATCACTGATTGTAGCAGAGTGAAATACAGCTTCAACATTACTAGTTGATATACCAGCATTAAATGATACTGCTGAAGTGAATGTTTTGTATCCACTAAACGAATACGTTCCCTCACGAGTCTGTTGCAAATCAGCAGCAATCTCATTGATCTCTTGCCTCTGATCTTCTAGACTAAAATCTTTAGCGACATTTCTTAAAGTCATTTAACTAATTTCTTAAGGAGGGACTTGATTTCGGACATTTCTTCCTTCAAAGTATTTAGTTCTTTGATGGCATTCTGAAATTCACCCGAAAATGATTTAGGTGCTTTTGGAGCAACATTAATTATTGCTCCAGTGTTAGTATCTCTAACAAAATTCTCATGACCTTTAACTTTAAGATACTCCATTTTAATAGGAAGCAACTGCCCTCATATCCTGTATTTTAGGAATATATGAAGGATCCGATGTCTTCATAACAATTTTAATAGCAAAAGAAGAAAAATCTTTTAAACTATCAACAGTATATCTCAACTCTTGATAAGAAGATTGCTTTTCATACTGTCCAGAAATACTATTTTCAGATGTAGCAATAATATCTTTATTATCTGGACCACCATCAACATTGAAATATTCCCAATCAATATCATTGAAATTCTCTTGTGATGCTAATAGTTTTGTCTTATAAAGAATCTTAATATCTTCGATATTTTTAACATTGGCAGTTATATAAACATTAACTGCAGTTGCAGGATTATCAATATAGATCTCTTTAGTAACATATTTCGAAACACCTGAAGTGTTAATAGAACCATCTTCAGGAACATAATCAACACCATTACCATATGTCATAGTTTTAATTTCTGCAAATTTTGCAGTGCTTAAAGTAGATCCTTCAAAATCAATAATTTCTCCCTGACGGAATATATCATAAACCTGATCACTTGTTGCTGGTGTTCTAGCATAATCACTACCAGCAGTAATAGGACTTATATAATTATTGTTAATAGGATTCTTATCGTTTTCTATAGTTAAAGACTTGGTTTTAGAATCCCACAAAACTACCTTACCACTTATTTTATTATCATATTTCTCACTTAAATTAGATGGGTTATATGCAGTAATAGTTGATCCTGTAACAAAATTAGGAACCTGTTCAAATATACCAGCAGGAGAAATTGAAGTTACTGTGTCTAGATCAGTCTGAACAGTGAAATTTAGTTTTTCATTAACTTCAAAATTCAAAGAATTCTTAATCTTAACATAAACATCATTATTAATAACCTGTAAAACTTCGGAAGATGCTCCTGATTTTTGACCTGAAACATTTTGACCTGTTGTTATAACAGTACTACCATTACCAGTAACTGTAAATTTATAGATTGGATGTAATTTAAGAATTTGATATTTCTTTCCGTATCTATTTTCTGTACCAGTAGTATTCTCAACTCTATTAGATCCTAATTTAACAGAACTAGTTCTTAAATCAATCAAAGGTGATAAATGTGATTTGGTTGATGAAAGATCAATCTTATACACTAATGAATTATCAACACCATTAACTATTTCATTGATACTAGAAGCAATAACCTTTTGATTTAAGAAGAATTGCTCTTCATTCAAGAAAGTAGTTTCTTTTGATGACTGTGAATAGGAACTATAATTTGTAGTTAAAGAATCAACAGGAACGATATTTGTTGTAGTTACATAACTATCAATCTTTGTATCAGATGTTTGTAAGTACGGAACTTGTGCATATAGTTTCTCATACTTTCTATTATATGATGCTAGTATATTTGTACCACCACCAAAACCTGTAACTGATGCTCTAGCAGGACCAACAACTGTATAACTATCAATACCAGAGTTAGCAACTGTATAAAGAGTATTTTCTATATCACTAACATCATAACCAGCAAAACTCTCTACTCCTCTAAAGTAAACTTTAGATTTTCCATCTGTTTCAAATCCATTATCACGATGATTTATCTTAACTATATTACTATTATTCTTAAACAACGCAGATGTTGCAGTACTATTTGCTAAAGCATATGTCTCTATAGGATCTGATGCTAATTTTTCATAACCCAATTCTTCATTAGTTAATAATAATTCAGCAGTTCTACTAATATCAAATTCTGCTCTGTATAGAGTAAATTTAATATCTTCAAACAAATCTTCTGTCCAATTATCAACGTTTTGTGACTTAAATACTGAACCTAACAGTGGTTGTGTATTAACAACTAATCCAGAAGAAATATCTGTCTCGCCAAGTCTAGATGACCATATCTCATACTCTGTTGTATCGCATTCAATATTAAGAGCATAATCTGTATTATCTTGTAGATATACAGGATAGTTGAAATTAAATCTTGTGGGAATAGTTGAGTTAACTGTAGTATCTGTATCAACAGCAATACCCATTCTAACTGCTGGTTCATCTATAACAATTTCAGACTCAATAATTGCTCCTGTAGCAGAAGAACCTGATCCTCTAACAACAACTGCAGGTGCTTCAGTATATCCTCTACCAGATATAGCAACATCTGCTAGATAAATTTGTCCATTAGATACCTTAACAGATCCCGTAGAATTACTACCACCAGGTAATTGAGGATTCTCAACTGTAATTGTTGCTCCTTCATAACCAGAACCTAATTTAGTAACATTTAATGATGATACTCTACCAGAATCTTTAGCAGTCTTTAAACCAATCGTTGCATTATTAGCATTATTATATTGTGTAACACTATTTAAAGTAAGATCTTCATTTGCTTGGAATGAAGTACCATTGTGGTTACTCAATACAAATGTATATACTTGCTCGTTAGTAATTGAAATCTTACCATTACTAGTAGGCAACACCTCAAACATATTTCTATCATATACCTTGGAAAGAGGTCCAATAGCAAGTGATCTACTACCAGTTACATTCTCTCCAACTGTTAATGTTATATTACCAGAAGAATAAACTTTGAGGAATGTATCTGGATATAAAGTAACTTCAGATCCTGGTAGAATATACTTTCCTGGCTTCTCACTATCTACATTACTTAAATAAACTCTTATAGGAATAGAAGAACTCTTCTTGGAGAAGAATAAATCTACACCAGTAGAGAACATACCACCTTCAAAGTTTTCCACCTTAAATGTCTGTGCAAGTGGGTTGGGTCTAGCAACATTTTCAGTATTACTATCAATCAACTGAACACCTTCATTTGCTTTGAAGAATGCTGGTGCAGTAGAAATAATAGATGCAGGATTCTCTGGTAAAATACAAGTTGCATAGAACTTAACTTCAGCATAAGTATCCACAGAATTCTTGTCTGAATCTGTAGAACTAGAAGTAAATCTAATTGTCTTGATACCTGTTGAGAATCTTATTTCTTCCGAAGTATCATCATATTGAACTTGATTAACATCTCCACTCCAAGGAGTATTCTCTTTAGGAGCATTACCTGCAGGAACTAAAAGAATACCACTAGCATTACCATACTCATCTGTAATGATAGGTGTATTAAATGAAGTTAATGAATTACCAGCAACTCCAGTAAATCTGGAATCTGTCAATACCCATCTATCAATATTTCTTTGCTCCATAAACACATAAACTTGTGTCTTTGGTTTTAATCTCTTAAGAACAAATTTGACTGGAATAGATCTTGCAAAAAATCTTAAAGAATCTACAACAGTAGTATTATTAACAGTCTTATATCCAACACCCTTTGCTATTTCATTATTTTGTGGACTAATATTAGAAGAACTTGATACAGAAGCATTATTAACACTAGATGCTGCGGAATCAGAATTATTTTCTGATAATGGATTTATATTATAGAAAGCTTTATTAACACCAACCCAGTTGACTACAAATGAATTGTATATACTAGAGAAACTTTCTGTAACATCCTTTGTAAGGAATATAGAGAATAAACCAGTATTATTATCAGTCAATAATGGTGCAACAGTAGTATCATACCATTGATCAACATTAGGATTTAATGAAGCATCACCAAGATATTGTATAACAACAAATGGATTAGGATTAATAGTTTTTGTAGCAAATGCATTATGAGCATA